TAGCGCCCGGTGGCATTTACGGTACATATTTAGATATGGAAGCTTCAGCTAAGACTGAAGCAGATCTTGTTACTAAATACCGTGAAATGGCTTTACAGCCTGAGTGTGATACTGCTGTAGAAGACATTGTCAATGATGCTATTATTATGCAAAACAATGTATATCCCGTCGAGATTGTTCTAGACGAAACAGATCTCCCTTCCCGTGTTAAGAAATTAGTAAGAGAAGAATTTAGTAATCTTCTTTATATGCTTGACTTTGGAAACAAAGGCTATGAAATTTTTCGTAGATGGTATGTAGATGGAAGATTATACTATCAAATAGTTATTGATAAAAATACACCACGTGAAGGTATTAGACAGCTTCGATACATCGACCCACGCAAAATTCGTAAAATGCGTGAACAGAAAAAGAAAACTGATTCTGCTACAGGAGTAGACCAGTATCCTAGTGTTAGAGAATTTTACGTATACAATCCTAAAGGGTCTACAAACAACAATCAGGGTGTTAAGATAGCGCCAGATAGTATTTGTTATGTTCCTTCAGGTGTTGTTGACGCTAGAAATAAAATGGTTCTTAGCCATTTACATAAAGCAATCAAGCCCCTCAATCAATTAAGAATGCTAGAAGACGCTGTAGTTATTTACAGACTGTCTAGAGCTCCAGAAAGAAGAATCTTCTACATTGACGTAGGTAATCTGCCTAAGATGAAAGCAGAACAATACTTACGTGATATGATGGTTAAGCATAAAAATAAACTAGTGTATGACGCGTCTACTGGGGAAGTAAGAGATGATAGACGTCATATGACTATGCTTGAAGACTTCTGGCTACCAAGAAGAGAAGGTGGCCGCGGTACAGAGATCACTACATTACCTGGAGGCCAAAATCTTGGCGAAATGGATGATGTAATGTACTTCCAGAAGAAGCTTTACAAGTCATTAAATGTGCCGGTAAGTAGACTTGAAGCAGAAACTAATTTCAATATTGGTAGATCTACAGAAATATCTAGAGACGAAGTTAAATTTCAAAAATATGTTAACCGTTTAAGAAATAAATTTTCAGAATTATTCGATAATTTGCTTGAAATACATCTTGCTCTTAGAGGTGTAATGGCACGTTCTGAATGGAAACAAATTAAGAATAGCTTGACATATAATTTTGTTAACGATAATATGTTTCAAGAGCTCAAGCAAGCTGAAATTATGTCCGAGCGTTTAAGAGTGCTTGGTGAAGTAGATCCGTTAGTAGGTAAATATTTCTCCATGTCTTGGGTGCGTAAGAATGTTCTTCATATGACAGAAGACGACATTGCAATGATTGATAGAGAAATTGAAATGGAAAAAGATGATGAAGATAATATGATGCAGTTTGATTCTGAACCTCAACAAGCAGAAGAAGTAGAACCGGAAAATCCTATTGAAATAACTGATAGCACTAATAAAAAATTATCAGAAGAAGAAAAAATGCTTGTTGAAAGTATGACAAAGTTCTATAACTCATTGTCAAGCGAATACGAAGAAGACAAGTACGATGAATCAACTGGATGAGGCTAAACTTTTAGGTGCTCTTTTAGGGGTTTTAAGAAAGGAGAGTAGTAAAGTACGAAACGAGCTCTTAGAAGAAATTCGACAAGAGCTCGACACCCTGCCTAAAGAACCATTCCTTATAGAAGGACCCGAAGGCCCACAGGGCCCCGAAGGACCAGAGGGTAGAGTTGGTCCTATAGGTCCGCGTGGTTTAATCGGCGAACAAGGACTAGTCGGACCACAGGGTGAGCAAGGTCTGCAGGGTATTCAAGGTATTCAAGGTATTCAAGGAGAGACTGGTCCTCAAGGTATTCAAGGTGAAAAAGGCGATAAAGGTGATAAAGGCGATCAAGGTATTCAAGGTATTCAAGGCGAAGTTGGTCCGATGGGCCTCCAAGGTCCGCAAGGTGTTCGCGGGGAAAAAGGCGAGAAAGGTGACAAAGGCGGTCGAGGAGAGAGGGGTAGTGATGGTAATGTGGGAGCAACAGGTCCACAGGGAGAAAAAGGTGAACAAGGCCCACAAGGTTTAAAAGGAGAGAAAGGTGACCGTGGTGAAATGGGACTTGCAGGTCCTCCAGGTCTAAAAGGTGATCAAGGCGAGCAAGGACCTCAAGGTGAGAAAGGTGAGCCTGGTCGCGATGGCGACACGCCAGACGTTGCACCTATAGAAAAAAATCTTAAAAAGCTTTTTGAAGACCTAAAGGGAACAGTAACCGCTCAAGTAACACGTCTTAATATGGGTGGAGGTAGTTCATCCGGTGGCGGTGAAGTTAGATTAGAATTTTTAGATGATGTTGATAGAACTACTGCAAAAGTAGATGGTAGATATCTCAAGTACGATGCTACATCTGGTAAGTTTGTCGGAGCAACAGTTGCCGGTGGAGGCGCTTCATCATATAATGATCTTACAGACTTACCAAATTTAGACCAGTACTTACAGGTTGCTAATAACAAGATTGTTGTAGCTGGTAATAATGTTACAGTAACGTCTAACTCTAGTGCGTATATTATTTCTACGTCTTCTGGAGGTGCAGTTGATTTAACTGCAGTAAGTACAAATATAGTACCTACGTCTAACAATACATTAGATCTTGGTACAACAGAATTAAGATGGAGAGATTTATATCTTTCCGGACAAACAATTAATTTAGGCGGAGCTACTATATCATCTGATGGCACTGGTACAGTATCTATTTCTGGCCAGGGAGCAGTTCTACCTGCTAATTCAAGAGTAGCAATAGTAGGGGCTGAAAAGACCATTGCTACCATAGGTGAGGATGGCGTAGCGGAAAGACAGGTTCCGTTGTATACCCAGGCTACAGGCTTAACTGTAGCCGCTAATACGTTTACATTTAGAGCTGATGCCCAGACGAGAGTGTTTAATTCGTTCTTCCTAAATAATGGTAGTCAGTTAGGAAGAGCAGCTAGAGACGCTCAGTTTTTATTTTAAGGTATAATTAATGGCTATTAAAGTACCAGTCAGAACGGTCTATGACGCATCCAATAATGCTATTGGTTTGTCTGAGTTTCAGTCTGGTGAAGCTGTTGGCTACTTACACGGTGGTACAGGTCTTACAACAATCGGTACTGCAAATCAAATCTTAAAAGTTAATGGTGATGGTAACGCACTTGAATGGGCAGCAGATGCCCAGAGTAATCTCAATCCTTATTTAGAAGTTGCTAACGCAGCTGCAATATATGCTACTAAAAGCTACGCTGCTGCAAATACATATGTCAATGCACAGATCGGAGCTTCTAATACTAGTATTAGACAATATATAAATTCTGAAATTGGGTCTTCTAATACAAGTATACGACAGTATGTAAATGCTCAAATAGGTTCTTCTAATACTAATATTAGAGCATACACAGATCAAACTTATGTTACAAAAGCTGTAGCATTAAGTTCAAATAATGCGTTAGTTAATTTAGTTAATGATAGATTACAAGTAGCAAACGCTGTTGCTATTTACGCAACAAAAGCATATGCTGCAGCCAACACATACGTTAACGCTCAAATAGGCGCATCTAACACAAGTATCAGACAATATATTAATTCTGAAATAGGTTCTTCTAACACAAATATTAGATCTTACACAGATCAAACATACGTTACTAAATCAGTAGCATTAACATCAAATAATGAGCTCAATTCGTTAATCTTAGATAGAATGCAAGTTGCTAATGTATCAACATTAGTAACAACAGAAGTATCTAACTTAGTTGATTCAGCTCCTGAAACTCTTAACACATTAAATGAGCTTGCAGCTGCGTTAGGAGACGATCAAAACTTTGCTGCAACAACAGCAGCATCACTTGGTACTAAAGCTGCTAATACTTACGTTAATCAAACCTTTGCAACTAAAGCAACTGCATTATCTTCTAATAATGCATTACTAGGTTTAATTAATGATAGAATACAAGTAGCTAATGTTGCGTCAGCCTTAAGGTCTACGTTCACTACTACAGCATCTAATACCACTATTGATAGTACATATCATAACAATGGTTTAATAATTAATGCTGCTAATAATGTTACATTAACTATTACTCAAGGTACTAATCTTGACGTTGGTGACAAGTTTAATTTTTACTCCGTGGGAACAGGAGATGTAACTTTCGCACTTTCGGGCTCAGATACGTATCTGGGAACAGAATTTAGTTCCTTATTAATTTCTACAGTTCAAGAAACACAAGTCACCACAGTACAAGCTAACACATTTAATTCTGAATCAAACCTTTTATCAGTGAAAGATGGGTTGTTTAGTAAAGTTGAAATAGTATTTGTAGGGTCAGGTAAATTCATTTTGACAGTATAAATATTATAAATATAAAGAAAAAAGGAGTACATAATGTCTAATCCATATGAGGATGCTGTTGATTCAGTATACGTTAAGAACCCAGCTGGTTTTCAAGACGCTGTGAGTGCTATCTTAGCAGATAAACTAAAAGAAAGAATTGGTGTTGAAAAGGTCGCAGTTGCACAAAGCTTTCTAAACGAACCAGAATCAGAAGATTACGAAGATCAAGAAGAGGTTGCAGATGAAGAAGTTTAAAGAGCTCTTTGAAGCCCCTGGTGCACCTGCACAAGATAACAAAGTCGAAAAAGACGACGATAAAGAAGTAAAAGGTTATAAGCCTCGCTCTAAAGGAGAAGAGGACTTTGCTAATGCGCATATGGTAACTAAAGTACCTCATCCTGTAGCTGGTGATGCACAGTTTAACGGTGATGTACAAAGAGGTAATCCTGACGCTCATGTTGGCGGTAAAAAACACGCAGATGGCGAACCAGTAGTAAAGCAAGGCTCATCCGATACTAAGCCTGGCGGAACAGCAACCCCAGATTCTCGTACACAAGGTAGACCTGGTGAAAAGACTCCAGTAATGCAAGGTTCATCCAAGATTAAAGAGAGCTTTTCTTCGTTTATTGAGGAGAAGGTGAATGTCGACGATTAAACTTTTAACTACTACCGCATCACTCGGTGTAGCAAACAATATGGGCTCTACTACTATGGTCCGTGTTGTTAATACTGATTCAGCAGAACAGACTGTTACAGTTGCTAATACAGTGGGCCCAGAAAACGGAGGCGGTACACCTGGTTCTGTAGTTATCGAAGCAGGTCAAACAGAAATTATTGTAAAAGAGCCAACAGATACCGTAATATCAGTAGCAGCTGTAAAAGCAACAGGCGTAGCGAGATACTAAAATGAAACTCATATGCGAAATTAACGAAGACTTAGAGTACATTGCCGAGGCTACAGAAGATGGCGGCAAGAACCACTATATTAAAGGTGTGTTCATGCAAGGTAATCTCAAGAACAGAAATGGTCGCGTTTATCCAATGGAAGTGCTTCAAAAAGAAGTAGGACGCTATCAAAAAGAATATATTGACCGTAAGAGAGCTTTTGGCGAACTTGGTCACCCTTCAGGTCCAACAATTAACCTGGACCGTGTTTCCCACATGATTACCGAACTTAAGCAAGACGGTGACAACTTTATAGGTAAAGCAAAAGTTATTGACTCGCCTATGGGTAACATCGTTAAGAACCTAATGAATGAAGGCGCAACAATTGGCGTATCTTCACGTGGTATGGGTTCTCTTAAGCCAAACAAGTCCGGTATTGCTGAAGTACAAAACGATTTTTACCTGGCTACTGCAGGCGACATTGTAGCCGATCCATCTGCTCCTGACGCATTTGTTGAAGGTATTATGGAAGGTAAAGAGTGGGTTTGGGATAACGGAATTATTCGTGAAGCTACGATTAATGACTATAAAGAAGAAATTAGTAAGACCTCAACGCGAGATCTGACCACTGCGAAGTTAAAGAT